GCACTTAGACCAGTTACCTATAAATGGGATAAAAGATCATGGTATGGAACAGATGAAGAACCATATGGAACACCTGATGGCACAAAAAAATCAAATAGATTACACATTGGATTTTTAGCTCAAGAAATGTTAGCTATAGAAAAAGCAAATGGATATGGTAATACAAAAGATGACTCACTTATTACAATAAATAATTGTGATGAAATGAGTTATGGAATTAAATATGAAAGACTTGTCCCAATTCTTGTTAATGCTATTAAAGAGTTATCCGTAAAAGTCACAGCCCTCGAAGCAGGGTAAACTAAAAGTAACTTATTTTTTATTATGGAAGAAAGAACCGCAGATGAAATCGCAGCTATTTTTTCTGCTGCTGGCGATAGCGTAACTGTAATCAATGCAGATGCAAGTTATTCAGCTTACACAACAAGAACAAAATCTAATGATACTGAAGCTGAATGGAAAGCTTATATAAAAAGAAATACAGACCACCTTGAAATTATTAAGGCATATACAAAAGTTGATGGAAAAACATCTATTTGGACAACTGAATCGTTTACAGATATAGATGCTGCTATAACTAAAGGAAAATCACTTTACGCTTAATTTATGAACTTGAAAGAAAAATTACAACAGCTTGCTCAACAAAGAGAACAATTATGGATTGCTTTGCATGAAACTAACGGCGCAATGAAGATTTTGGAATTGCAGATTCTTGAAGCTGAACCCGAATCAAGCCAGCCATTAAATACAACGGCATTAAACCAAGAATCAAAAACAGCGTCATCAAAGTAAGGGGTGCTGCTAATTTAATTAAAATTTCTCTCAGCATTATGTTTCAAAAAATTTGTCAGATAGCTTCATTGTTGTCTTTATTTCTTACCTTGTCAATGTTAGGCGGTTCGTACTATGCTTTTCGCTTTGTCACCAGCGAACAGTTCAAGGCTAGAGTTATGAATGAGATCCTTGACAACGTTTCTGGAATCATGCCCAAAGTATTAGACAATGCTTT